TTTCTAATGACTTTAGTAAACGCACGAGCAGCATTTGAAACAGCAATACTAGACGCTGTTAACGACTCAGATCCTACTGTAACTGTAGTATTTGATAATACACCGTTTAGCTCACCAGGAAAAACTAAAAAATATGTGATGGTAAACCTGGACTTTAATCAATCTACTATACAAAATCAGGGTGCTGCTTCAACTTACTACTCAGGAACAATAAGATGTGCAGTAATGACACCATCTAACAAAGGAACTGCGGTAGCTGCTGAAATTTCAGAAGCAATTATTGATGGTCTTATTTCTGTTAATGCTTCTGATTATACGGATACTTTTTCTGTATCCCCAAGAATAACTGAAATTAGTGGACCGTCATCTGTAGTCACAGAAGATCAAAGTCATTTTATGAGTGTAATAAACTGCGATTTTACAGCCAATGCGTAGAACAAAGGATTTAAAACATTTACCAGGTGATTTAGCTGGATTAATTGTTAAAGGTAGAGCAGAAGCAGCATCCGAAATTCATTACTCTTTGCAAAACAGAAGTCCTTGGTTTACTGGAACATTCAATACTGCTTGGCAAGTAAAAGGTGCTCCAGTTATACCATCTATTCCAAGAAAGGATAATAATATAGATGCACAAAAAACCAGTAGAAAAGCACCAAAAAGGCAAAAGCCGATATACACTTCGCTAGTCAAAATGCTTTACATAGGTAACAAAGCTGAGTATGCAGGATTTGTAATTAACGCAATGGTCAGCCCCTATGATGGAAAAATGTATAGCGATTTATTTCCAGACTCTAAAACCACTCCAAAACCTAATGTTCCAAATTGGTATTATGTTTATCTACAGAACAACTTTTTAGAAAAAGATATTAACAAGGGATTTCAGATGGTTGGGTTTAAACCAAAGCGTAATTATACAATGCACAAGGGTACGAGTGCTTAAATTTATACTTTGAGTTATACTACAGAAATAGATACAATTTTTTATGCCTACAGCAAGAGCAATTGACAAACTAAAAGCTGCTTTTAGTGTTCAAGAACGTAGTAGCTACTCCATTTTTAAAGGAGAGGAACTGATTTTAAAAATATTCTGGTCTCCCCTTACAATAGCTGATAGAGATACGATAAACAGTACACTAATAGCTATGAACAAGGGCAAAGAAGAAGGTAATTTAGACTTTGCTCTTCAAGTTATTGTTACAAAAGCTGAAGATGAATCAGGTACAAAAATATTTTCACCAGCAGACTTACCAGCACTAAGAAGAGAGATTCCAATGTCAGTTTTGCTAGACATAATGACTAAGATGCAGGGAGTGGGCGAGGAGGAAAGCCCCGATGCCGTAAAAAGCTAAAATAAAAGAAGATAATTTTGTATATTTGCAGTTTTTTATTGCAGAACAACTAGGTTATACATTTAAAGAGTTGAGAGAAAAAATGTCTATTCAAGAACTATACGGATGGAACGCTTACTTTACAATTAAGGCAGAACGGGAAGAGGAAGCCTACGAAAAAGTAAAAAGACAAGCTCAAGTTCGTAAAGTACGCTAAACTTTTAATATCTGTGTATTCTGCAAAAATCAGTGGCATCTGAATATAGCGTAAATATAAAACTAAATACTGCTCAAGTAAAAAGAGACTTAAAAACAATAGGCGATGGAATAGGAAATTTAAATAGAAAACAGGCAAAAGGAACTAAATCAGCTTTATCAGACGCAGAAGAAGCATTAAAAGTAAAAATTACTCAACTTGGTTTTGACAATAAGATTTTAAGAATACAAAACAAACTTGGAGTATTAACCAGTAGAAATGTAGATCAAGTCAAAGTGATGACTCACTTAAATGATGCTCAGTTAAAGTCAGACACGAAACAATTTAGTTTGGCTAAACAAAGTATTTTATTAGCACAGAAAGAAATTCAAAAGCAAAAAGAATCTTTACTTTTTAATAAAGGTATAGAAGATTCTATAAAAAAGCAAAACATACTGAGGGGAAGAGACACGGGATTTAGTGCTGCACAATACGGACCACAACTAAAAGGTGCTGGTGAGCTTCAAGGCCCAAGACTTCCCCCTATAACATCAAGTGCTCTTAACTTCGATAGAACTACAGGAAGGCTATTACAAGGGCCAGCAGGATCCAGTAGAAATACTAGAGCAAATTTATTAAGAAGATTTGGCCCAACTAGGGGTTTTGATTTTGGCAGTGCAGCGATAAGTGGTGGTTTTCCTCTGCTATTCGGGCAAGGTCCGTTAGGTGCTTTAGCTGGTGGCCTTGGCGGTGGTATCGGTGGAATGTTCGGCCAGATGGGTGGTTTTGCAGGAGGTATAGCAGCCACAGCAATACTCCAACAAGTACAGAATATTATAGGTTCTATGTCGAACTTAGGACAGGCATTTAACCTATTAACTCCTGATATCGAAGGACTTACAGCAGCTTTAGGAGCAAATGGAACAGAAAGAGAAAAGCAGATACAGCTTATTAAAAAGACAGAAGGAACTCAAGCAGCACTAGCAGCCGTAACTGCTCAAATGAACGATCAGATAGGGGAAAAAGGAGTCAAGAATCTCAAAGAATTTGGAGAAACTACAAGACTAATTGGAAATGCGTTCTCGTTGTTAGGAACCAAAATGTTAGCAGCCCTAGCACCTGTGGTAAATTTACTTGCTACTCCCTTAACGGCAGAGGCAACAAGAGCCGAAACAAACAGACTTGCGAATGTCGGAGGAGCAAACACCGATGAAGAATTACAAACTTTACAAACAAGATTAAATAATGTCGGAAGAGGTAGATCTGCTAATAAACAACGTGAAAGGATACAGAGACAGATAGAGGCTAGAAAAGAGGAGCTTGCAGTAATCGGAAAAGGCTTAGAAAAACAACAAACTATAAATCTGGTTGAAGATTCAAGACTAAAGAAACTAAGACAACAGAATGATTTATTGAAGGCAAAAATTAACGGCAACCATGAGGAGGTTTTATTAGCACAACAAGTTAACGAAATAGCAAGAGCAATGCAAGAAGATGGACTAGCAGACCAAGACATAGATCGTAGAAAAATTGAAAACTTAATAACACAGAATAATTTAATGGAAAAGCAAGCACAGCAAGCAGAAAAAGTAAAACAGCAATTTGCATCATTAGGTCAATCACTTGCAACAGATGTTGCAGATGGTCTACAGGGTCTTATCCGTGGTACGTCTACTTTGGGAGATATGCTCAACAATGTGTTAAATAAAATGATTGACGCAGCATTTAATATGGCTTTCTTTGGGAATCCAGGTGGACAAATGAGTGGTGGAGGAGGTCTATTCGGAGGTTTATTTGGAGGAGGCGGTGGATTGCTTGGTGGGTTATTTGGTGGAGGTAAAAAAGGTCCATTTGGAGGAGCACCATTAGGTCCATTAGGAAATCCTTTAAGTCAACATACTGATTTAACAGTAGGAGTAAGAGCAAGGGGAGGATCAGTAAAAGCAGGAAGTGGTTATCTTGTTGGAGAGCGTGGACCAGAAATGTTTACACCTGGGGTTTCTGGAATGATTACACCAAACCATGCACTTGGCGGTTCAACTACAGTCATAGTAAATGTAGATGCTACAGGGTCTAATGTAGAAGGAGATGAACAACAAGGAAGAGAACTTGGTCGTCTTATTTCAGTTGCAGTACAATCTGAATTAGTACAACAAAAACGACCTGGAGGAATACTTGCATAATGGCTACTTTTCCCACCATTGTTCCAACATACGGGCAAAGAAAAAAATCAAATCCAAAGATTAGAACTGTTCGTTTCGCTGACGGTTATGAGCATAGAATCATGCTTGGATTAGCTCAACATCAAAATCCAAAAGAATATACTTTTACTTTTGAAGTTCGAGAAGCGGAAGCGGATGTTATAGAGTCATTTTTAGATGACAGAGCGTTAGACAGAGAATCATTTACATTCACTCCTCCAGGCGAGCCAAGTTCCTCACAGTTTGTTTGTGATAGTTGGTCTAAATCAATTCCTTTTCTTAATAGAGCAACTATTCAAGCAACTTTTAGAGAAGTATTTGAACCAGCATCATAATGGCAGTAAACCAACCAGTATTTAGTGATCTTCAATCAATAGGTCCGTCAGCAATTATTGAATTATTCACTCTTCAGTTAGATAATGCTTTACATGGTGCGAACACTATTTATCGTTTCCATGCTGGCAGTAGTCTTAATGCAAATGGACAAATCGTATGGGATGGTAATTCATACCTTCGGTTCCCAATAGAAGCTAATGGATTTTCATTTCAAAAAGGTCAATTACCTCGCCCAAAACTTGTAATAAGTAATGCCACAGGGTTAATTTCAGCAATACTTTTAAATGTTAATGAAGTAACAGCAGGAAATGATTTAACAGGAGCTACGGTTACAAGAATAACTACTTTAGCAAAATTTATTGATGCTGCTAATTTTGCTAACGGTCAAAATGCCACGGCTGATCCTACTGCTGAATTTCCTAGAGAAATTTACTCAATAGATCGTAAAGCAACAGAGACTAGAGAAGTTGTTGAATTTGAGCTTGCTGCACCTACAGATCTTGCTGGAGTTCGTATCCCAGGTCGTCAGGCTACAAGAAAAGATTTCCCCTCTGTTGGTACGTTTGGATAATGACTTGGAAGTATAAAGCATTACTCCATGCAAAAAGAGAAGATCCAAGAGAATGTTGTGGACTGCTTCTTAGTGTAAAAGGAAAAGAAAGATACTACCCTTGTCGCAATTTATCCATGACAGACCATCAGTGCTTCATAATTGATCCAGAAGATTATGTGAAGGCTGACAATACTGGAGAAATAGTTGGTGTAGTACACAGCCATCCAATAACTCCTCCTGCTCCAAGTCAAGCAGACAAAATAGGTTGTGAAAAAAGTAATCTTCCGTGGTATATCGTTAATCCAAAAACAGAACAATGGGCTTATTTAGAACCTTGTGGCTATAAACCTCCTTTACTGGGTCGTCAATGGGTATGGGGAGTAACGGATTGTTGGAGTCTAGTTAGAGATTGGTATAAAGAAGAAAAGAACATAGAGTTAAGAGATTGGGAAAGACCGATAACAATACAGGAGTTTTTAAAAGATCCCATGTTTGAAAGATGTGCTTGGCGAACAGGTTTTAGAGAGCTAAGACCAGAGGAATCTTTACAAGACGGAGATTTATTATTTATGAGTATTTTAAATCCAGGATTAAATCATGTAGCATTATTTTTTGAAGGAGATGTTATTCACCATTTAACCGATAGACTATCTTGTAGAGAACCTTACTCTGAATGGTTGCTAAAATGTACAGGAAAGAGGTTACGTTATGCTTCGTAAGATAAAGTTATACGGACAATTAGCCGAGTTTATAGGGCATAAAGAATTTGAAGTTAAAGTAGATACATTAGCTAAAGCTGTTAGTTTTTTGATACATAACTTTCCAGAGGTTGAGGCTTATATGAGTCCTAGATACTATCAAGTAAAAGTAGGAAATTATGATGTAGATAAAGATGAAATGGATTATCCTATAGGACAACAAGATATTCATTTTATACCTGTAATAAGCGGATCAGGAAAAGGATTTGGCAAAATATTATTAGGTGCTGCTTTAATAGGTGTTGCAACGTTTTCTGGAGGAACAGGACTTAGTTTAGGTGCAGGGGGTGTTTTTGGATTTACTGGAGGTAGTTTAGCTGCTATTGGAGGAAATATTGGTATAGCTTTAGTTTTATCAGGTGTATCTGATATGTTATTTCCTATGCCTCAACAGCAATCATTTTCAACAGAGGAAGATCCCAGATTATCGTTTAGCTTTAGTGGAGTCCAAAATACATCAAGAGCAGGAACACCTGTTCCAATAGTTTATGGTGAAATTTTTACAGGAAGTGTTGTAATAAGTGCAGCCATTGACACTAATCAAATAGAAGCATGACTGAAAATACTAAAATTATTAGAGGTTCTAAAGGTGGGGATAAAGCACCTCCCCCTCCGTACCGTGCTCCAGATTCTTTACATAGTAGAAGTTTTGCTACTATCCAAGACTTAATTTCTGAAGGAGAAATAGAAGGCTTTGCAACTGCATCAAAAGAAGGACTTACTAAAGGAACTACAGCTTATAACAACGCAAGTTTAAAAGATGTCTTTCTTGATGACACTCCAATTCTTGTATCTACAGCAGACAGTAGTAATCCGCTAGATACCGAGTTTAATTTCCAAGATGTAACCTTTAAATCTAAATTTGGAACGGCAAGCCAAACGGCAATGACGGGTATCCCAGACATAGATGAAAGTAGAGCACCAACTGGAGTTCAAGTAGTTGTTGAAAATAGTGACGGAACTGACAGTGGAGGATTGATTGGTGCGGTAACTAGACAAATAACTAATACAGATGTTGATGCTGTAATAGTTACTTTAACGTGGCCCCAGATTCAGATATTTGAAGATGACGGAGATATTAGAGGTGATAGAGTTGACTATAAAATTCAATTACAACATGATTCGGGAGGATTTGTAGATAAAATAACTTCCTTTGTAAGTGGAAGAACAGCAGATGCTTATGCTAGAGATCACAGAATACAATTAAACGAAAGCTTTACTACTGTAGACATAAGAGTAATTAGAATTACTGCTGATAGTTCTAGTTCAACAACAGTAAATGCTTTTCAGTTTACAAGTTTTCAAGAAGTTATTGATAACAAGAGTAATTATCCTAATAGTGCTTATACAGCCCTTCGTTTAGACAGTAAACAATTTAATCGTATTCCTACAAGAAAGTATAGAATCAGAGGAATAAAAGTAAGGATTCCAGGAGCAGGGGCTAATAATTCTGGTACACCAACAGTTGATAACGCCACTGGAAGAATAGTTTATCCAACTAATTATATTTTTAACGGAGTTATGGGTGCTGCTGTTTACACCAACTGCCCTTCGATGTGCTTACTCGACCTTCTCACAAACACTAGGTATGGTCTGGGAAATCATATAATAGATAGCAATTTAGATTTATTCAGTTTTGTTGCTGCTAGTAAATATGCCAATGAGTTAGTAGATGATAAATCAGGAGCAGGAACACAAGAGGCTAGGTTCAGTTGCAATGTAAATATTCAAAGCCCTAAAGAAGCATTTGACGCAATAAATGAGTTATCAGGTGTGATGAGATGTATGCCGATTTGGTCTGCTGGAAGCGTAACCATATCTCAAGATAAACCATTAAGTCCAAGTTATGTGTTTAATTTAGCCAATGTAGGGGAAGGTGGTTTCAGTTATTCGGGCAGCAGCTTAAAACAACGTCATTCAGTTGTTTCTGTTAGTTATTTCAATATGGACTCTAAAGAAGTTGATTTTGAAGTAGTAGAAGATTCAACAGCTATAGCAAAACTTGGAACGATTGTTAAACAAGTAAAAGCTTTTGCGTGTACTTCTCGTGGACAAGCTGCAAGATTAGGAAGAGCAATTTTATTTGGTGAGCAGAATGAAAGTGAAGTTGTTAGTTTTACTACTTCAATAGATGCTGGAATTGTTGTAAGACCTGGTTCTGTCATTGAAGTAAACGATCCAGTTAGATCAGGAGTTAGAAGAGGAGGAAGGGTAGTATCTGCAACTACTACAGCAATTACAATAGATGCTTTGGCTCAGACTAATTTACCCGCTTTAGGAGACACCCCAACAATAAGCGTGATCCTAAACGATGGAACGGTAGAAGTAGGTTCAATATCAAATATTAGTGGAGCAGTTCTTACAGTAAATAGCGTTACTAAAGTAAACGATCAAGGTGAAACAGTTACACAATCTGCATTTTCATCCGCACCACAAGCAAATTCTCCTTATGTAATATCAAGTAATTCTTTACAGACTCAGTTATTTAGAGTTATTGAAGTAAAAGAGCAAGATCGTATAAATTATGGAATAACAGCTTTAACTTATAACGAAAGTAAATATGGAGTTATAGATGATAATGCTCCTTTACAGACTAGAACAGTATCTTTACTTAACAAGCCAGCAGAATCTCCTTCTAGCTTAACTGTAAGCGAGCAGTTAGTAGTAATAAATAACATGGCAAGAAGTAAATTAATTGTAGATTGGCAGCCCGTAGATGGTGTTACTCAATATCTATTAAATTATAAATTTGAGGAAGGTAATTTTGTATCTCAAGTTGTATTCAGTTCAGATTTTGAACTATTAGATGCACCCGTAGGACATTACACTTTTCAAGTGTTCTCTTATAACGCAGCGTTAGAGTTATCTGCATCACCTACAACATTTGAGTTTGATGCAGTAGGTAAGTCAACCGTGCCAGAGGATGTCACTGATTTAACTATTGAACCAGTTAATGAACAATTTGTAAGATTAAGATTTAAACAGTCTGTTGCTATTGATGTTTTACATGGAGGTCGAGTTTATGTAAGGCATACCAATCAAACTGGAGGGGCTGCTTCATTCCAGGCTGCTCAAGACATTATTGAAGCGGTTGCTGGAAGTGCTACAGAAGTTATAGCTCCAGCTTTACAGGGAACTTATCTTCTTAAATTTCAAGATGATGGCGGTAGATTTAGTACTAATGCAGCCAGTGTAAGTTTATCTACTGTTGAAGTATTGGATTCTATAGTAGTTAAAACTGATAGAGAAGATACAGATAGCACTCCTTATAACGGCACAAAGTCTAATGTTGTCTATGATTCAACTCTTGGAGGTTTGAAACTTATAAATCCAACAACAAATACTACTGGTACTTATGACTTTGTAGAAACACTTGATCTTGGTGGTACATTCTCACTTGTCTTAAAAAGGCATTTTCAAGGTGTTGGTTTTTATGTGGGAGATGAGTTTGATAACAGAACAGATTTGATAGATACCTGGACAGATTTTGATGGAACAGTTGCAAATGAAGCTAATGCAAAAATAGCTGTTCGTACCTCTACTGATATGAGTTCTTATTCGAGTTTCAATGATTTTGCAAACGGAACATTTAAAGGCAGAGGATTTCAATTTAGGATTACTTTAGAAACTGCCGATGTTGCACAAAACATGAATTTACAACAAGCAGGGTACACTGCAACTATGCCATCAAGAACTGAACAATCATCTGTTATAGCATCAGGTAGTGGAGCTAAAAATGTTACTTTTACAAGTCCTTTCTTTGTGGGAACCTCTGGCTTGGGTAATTTAAATAGTTTTTTACCAGCAGTAAGTGTATCTCCACAAAATATGGCAACAGGTGATTTCTATGAGATAACAAATGTGTCAGGAACAGGCTTTACAGTTCACTTCAAAAACTCAAGTAATGCTAGTATTAATAGGAACTTTACCTACAGTGCTGTTGGTTTCGGCAAAGGAGGGTAACATGGAGAAAAATAGTATTTAACTGTGGCTGACGTTACAAACTACACAATCGAAAATGCTTCTGGAGCGAACGTAAGAATTGACCTTAATAATGTTTTTGCTGCGATCCAATCAAGTAATTCTAAATCAACAGATTTAGCACAAAGTCAGTGCGTAGCTGGTATGCCTTTTTTAAATACCACTACAAACATTTTAAAAATTAGGAATAGTTCTAATAATGGTTTTACAGAAATAGGAAACATTAATACTGCAAATTTAGGTTTATTACCAGCAACAGGAGGTACTATGACAGGTGCTCTGTTAGGGCATGATGGTTCGACTGCTGCTGCTCCAGCTTTTAGTTTTGACACAGATACAGATTTAGGATTATTTAGAAATTCTGCCAACGTAATGGGCTTTAGTTCCAGTGGAACTGAACAGATGATTTTTAGTGCAGATGGAATAACTTTAAGATCACAAAATGAAATTAGATTTGGCGATAACGATAATAGTCATTATGTAGCAATGAAAGCTGGAACTACAACAGCAAATAGAACTATCACATTACCTGACGAATCAGGAACTTTACTTACCTCGACTTCTTTACTGACTCAATTAGGGGCACAAAATATTACAACTTTACGCTCATTACTTCCTTCAACAACGAATACGTTTGATTTGGGTTCGACTAGCAAAAGATGGGCTAATTTGTATGTCAATGATTTAAGCTTATCAAACAAAGGTGGATCGAATGACGTTGACGGAACTTGGGGAAGCTATACTATACAAGAAGGACATGACGACCTTTTCTTGATTAACCACAAAACAGGTAAAAAATTTAAGTTTATGTTGCAAGAGGTATCACAATGACGGTTTTTTTCGGTGATGGTACAAGCCAAACGTCTGCTGCTGGTGCATCCAAACTTGTTCAAACGGTAACTGCTAACAGCAAAACTTCCTATAGTTTCACTAGCCAAACTTATGCGGATACAGATATTACAGTAAATATTACTCCAACAAGTAGTAGTAATAAAGTTTTAGTCAGTTGTACTTTAGCCTCTCAATGTTATGCAACTAACTCTACGTCTTTAGGGGTGAAATTATTAAGAGGTTCTACAGCTATTTGGCATAACCACGAATATCATTGGCACTCTGTAAACGCAGCGATAAACCTTTCTTACTCCTCTTTCTTCCAGTTTTTAGATACTCCTAGTACTACATCTCAAATAACTTATAAGTTGCAAGGAGCTAGATATAGAGTTTCTAACGGTACGCAACAGGCACATTTTAACTACATACCCAGTAATACAACACATGGATGTATTATTGTCGCACAGGAGATTACACCATGATTATTACTAGAGCTTTAGCCCTTGCAACGTTGTTACCAGATGCAGAGTTTGTAATGGTTAATGATACAGACATAGATTGGCACTCAAAAGACATTCCTCAACCAACAGAAGAGGAAATAACTGCTGAAGTAGCTAGGTTGCAAGCTATAGAAGATTATGCAGAACCCAGAAGAAATAACTACCCGTATTTTGGCGAACAGTTGGATATGATATGGCACGCTATAGATGCTGATACAGAATTAAAAACTAAATTTGCAACTTTTTATAACACAATTAAAGATATAAAAGACAAATATCCAAAATCTAGTTAAATATGGCAATTATTCCAGGTAAAAAGAACTTTACTGTTGACAGGAGAGCAGACTTTCCTATTAGGCTGACATTTAAAGATTCTACTGGATCGGCTATAAATTTAACTGGATACACTGTAGCTGCACAGGTTTATGACGAGTCACGATCCACAAAATATGCTGATTGGACAGTTGCGTACACCAATAGATCAGGTGGAATTGTAGATATTTCGTTATCTGACACTGATACTGCTAATTTTACTCCTAGTATTTTATTTTATGACGTATTGTTAACAGAACCAGGGGGTAACAAAAACTATTATTTAGAGGGTAAACTATTTATAAGTGAAGGTTACACAGCATGAGCAGTCCTAATCGAGTTACTGTCAGTCAAGTTTCTGATGTTGTAACAGTTGAATTAACTACTCAAGGCCCACAAGGCCCACAATTTGCAACATCTGGTGCTACTTTAGATGACTCAGCTAAAGTCAATGATTCAGTAGTGTATTTTGATTCAACAAGTGGTACATTTAAAGCAGATGCTACAACTACTAAACTAACACTCGTAGACGGAGGTAATTTCTGATGGCTAATACAATTAGAATTAAAAGATCCACTGGATCAAGTAACCCGACTTCTCTTGAAAATGCTGAAATAGCTTTTAGAGAAGGTGATGAAGTATTAGTTATCGGTAAAGGAACTGGAGGAGCAGGAGGATCTGCTACTTCTATCGAACCTATTGGCGGTAAGGGAGCATTTTTTGATAAAGCAACAACTAGAAACGCAAATATCGTATTAGCTGGTCCAGGGTCAGGAAGTGCTGCTGCACCTACATTTAGAGCATTAGTAAGTGATGATATTCCTTCGTTAGCTCATACCAAGATAAGTGATTTCGATACTGGAGTTCGTACCAATACACTTGCAGAAATGGCTGCCCCTGCTGCTGCTGTATCTTTAAATAGTCAAAAAATAACAAATTTAGCAGACCCCACTGCTGATGCTGATGCTGCAAATAAAGGTTATGTAGACGGAGTTGCACAGGGATTAGATGTAAAAGATTCTGTGGTCGCTACAACTACTGGGAATGGTACGTTAGCTTCTGCTTTTGCAAATGGTCAAACTATTGATGGTGTTTCATTGTCAACTAACGACAGAATACTTATCAAAGACCAAAATACTGCAACAGAAAATGGTATTTATAAAGTCAATGCTTCTGGAGCACCTACTAGAGTTGATGATTTAGCTGCTGGTGCTGATGCTGCTGGTGCTTTTGTTTTTGTAGAACAAGGCACAATAAATGCAGAAAATGGATTTGTTTGTACTTCTAATAAAGGGAGTGCCGTTGTTGGAACAAATAACCTTACATTTTCACAGTTTTCTGGTGCTGGTCAAATTACTACAGCAGATGGCCTACAAAAAACAGGTAATACAATATCAGTTGATTTAAAAGCAAATGGTGGACTTGTTATTGAATCTTCTGAAATTGCTGTTGATCTTGCTGCTAGTTCTATAACAGGAACACTTGCTATTGGCGATGGTGGAACGGGTGCTACAAGTGCAAGTGCAGCTAGAACGGCTTTAGGATTAGCAATTGGATCAGATGTCCAGGCTTTCGATGCACAATTAGCTGATGTAGCTGGTCTTACACCTTCTGACAGTGGTTTTATTGTAGGAAATGGATCTAACTTTATTATTGAATCGGGAGCTACAGCTAGAGCTAGTCTTGGGCTAACAATTGGAACGGATGTCGAACCACATTCAGATAAGCTTACAGAGCTTGCGACTATGGCTCAGACAACTGCAAATGCTTTGGCAGATTTAACAGAAGCCGAAGTGCAGATTTTAGATGGAGCTACTGTTACTACTGCTGAATTGAACATTCTTGACGGAGTAACTTCAACCGCAACAGAATTAAATGTTTTAGATGGTATCACTTCAACCACCGCAGAATTAAATTTAATGGATGGTGCAACTTCCGCAACATCAACAACTCTTGCAGCAACAGACAGATTTGTTTGCAACGATAATGGAACGATGAAACAGGTTGCATTATCTGACCTGGTTACATTTTTAGAAGACGAAAGTGCCTCTAGCTTTAACATAGATGGCGGTTCATACTAAATCTAGGAGGTGATAGCCAATGGCTAACGAAATCAAGTTAAAAAGAGGTTCTGGTAGCGATCCAAGTGCTAGTGATCTAGTTGTAGGCGAACCAGCCATTAGGACTGATACAGGTGAATTATTCCTTAAAAAAGACGACAATTCAGTAGCTAAAATATCTGGAGGAGGAATAACTGACGGAGATAAAGGAGATATTACTGTAAGTAACTCTGGTTCAACTTTTACTATTGATGATGGAGTAATTACAAATGCCAAAGTCGCTTCTAATGCTGCTATAAGTGCCAGCAAAATATCAGGAGTAATGCCAACTACAGGTGGATCGTTTACAGGTAATGTTTCCATATCTGATAATGCAATTGAGTTTGATAGCGATTCTGGTAATACCAATAAAGTTTCTCTTCAAGGGCCAAGTAGCTTAAGTTCAGATGTTACTCTTACATTGCCTAATACTGCTGGAAGTAATGGTCAGGCTTTAAAAACAGATGGAAACGGCAATTTAAGTTATACAAATGTTGCTTTTACAGAAGCAAATCAAGTTATTGCTTTATACGATCAAAATAGTACACCTGTTCAAAGAGTTTTAGTTAGCGGAGAAGGAGCAACAATACAAGGTACATCTGCTGGTGTTAGTAAGTTAATGTTCAGAGATAGAACAACAGCTAACTTTTTAAAATTCAAGCCTGTTGATACTCTTTCTGCTAGTGTCGAATTTACTTTACCTTCTGCTGATGGGTCTAACGGACAGTTTTTGAAAACAAACGGTAGTGGAGTTTTATCTTTTGGTTCTATACCTGGTGATTTTGGTTCGGAAAATATAACTACAACAGGAAACGTATCTGGAGCAGCTTTAAGTGGTTCAAGTCTCCTTATAACTTCTACAAATCCAAAAATAGAATTAACAGATAGCGATGGAGATGATTACAGCATAGATATTAATGGCGGTATTCTTAGAATTAAAGATGAGACTGCTTCATCAGCAACAAGATTTTCTATTGGAACTCAAGGAGATACAACTATACATCGTCATTGTTCTGTTTCTCTTAACCTTTCTGTAGCTGGAACAACTACCTCCACTGGAAACATATCTGGCCCTTTACTAAGTATTACAGGCGATAGTTCTGAATCTGGTACTGATGATGGAGTAATACTTATAAATTCTGCTGGCGGCACAAATGGTGATTTTTCAAGAATTAGACAAGTTGATTCTGATAATACTTTTCTAATTGAAAATAAAGCTAGTGGTTCTTATGAATCAATCTTTAAGGGTAATTCAAATCGAGGTGCAGAATTACACTACCAGGGAAGTAAAAAGCTAGAAACCACAAGTTCGGGAGTTAGCTTATCAGGAAATTTAAATTTTGTTGATGATGATAAGGCAATATTTGGAACGGGCACTGGAAATGACATGGAGATATTCCATGAAAGCAGTTCAAATGTAAACGAAATTAAAGCTGTTGACGGAGAGATACATATTGAAGCTGATAATTTTATGCTTATCAGTAATGACACTGCTGGTAGAGCTATTTATTTAGATAATTCAAGTGGTCATTTAGAACTAGGATTTGATGGAAGTCATTGTGTCAATATTAATGGCAACCAAACTGAATTTATTAAGGATGTAAAATTTGATGGGTCTACTGCTGGAAGAGATATAACTTTTGATAGAGCAAATAATTTTCTTGAGTTTGCCGATGATGTTAAAGCAAGATTTGGAAGTGGTGGTGATCTAGAGATTTTTCACTCACCAGAAAATAGTTTTATAACTGAAAGTGGTAGTGGTAATTTAAAAATACAAGCAAGTGATTTAATACTTGCAGATGTTGATGGTACAGAGTATTTTCATGGACAAAATAATGCTGGTGTCGACCTCAAGAATAATGGCAATACAAAACTTCAAACTACAAGTTCGGGTGTCAGCGTAACAGGAAATATTACAGTATCAGGCACAGTAGATGGTCGTGACTTAGCTACAGATGGTTCAAAACTTGATGGGATCGCTACGGGTGCAACTAATGTCACAAACACAAACCAACTAACCAATGGTGCAGGCTTTATAACTTCTGCTGATGGAGGAAACGCAGCAACTTTAGATGGTATTGATTCGAGTCAGTTTTTAAGGGCAGATGCAAATGATACTTTTACTGGTACTCTTTCATGGTCAGGCACAAGTGGTCATACCCCAGTTAATTTTTCTGATAGTGACGGCTATCCATCATTTAGAGTTATACGAAACATGACTCCTTCTGGAAATTACGCTGATGGAATGTATATTGGCTATTCAAACGCTAATAGCGGAAGAACAAGAATATATGGAGGAGGAGCTACAAGTGGTGGATTAGATGTAAGAGGAAGTGGAGTTAATGACGTTAAAATAAATGGATATACAGTATGGCACGCTGGCAATGATGGCTCTGGAAGTGGGCTAGACGCTGATACTTTAGATGGCGTTAGCTCTGGGAGTTTTCTAAGGTCAGATGCAGACGATACTTTAACGGGTGGCACTTATACTTTTGACTCATCAACAGCACAAAAAATAATATTACGAGGTGCTTCTAGCCCTTATATTAGATTTCAAGAAGGTACAACTAATAGAGGTTATATACAGTTTGATTCTTCGCTAGATTCAATGATTATAGTTAACCAGCAAAGTGGTGAATATTTAAGAATAGGTAGCGGTGAAAGTGGTTTACAATGGTATGTTGATAACGGAGCTAGAACTGTTTGGACTTCAGGTAATGACGGTTCTGGTAGCGGACTAGATGCTGACAAACTAGATGGTATTCAAGCAAGTAGTTTCTTAAGGTCGGATACTGCTGATACAATGTCTGCTACGCTTTCTGTTGATCGTATAGATATTACTGGTAGTCATGGTATTGACAATGAAGGCTGGTATAGAACTGATGACAGTGGTGAAGGTATGTACAATTCAAGCACTGGACAACAATGGTATTCAGACCATGATGATTATTGGAATATAGCTGGTGGTAGTTCTGCTAACGCTATTAGATTTAGGGATGAAGGTGCTGGCACAATAAGAGGATATGTTTATGCTAATAATTCCAATCAAATAGGATTTTTAGATCCTAGTGGTCATTGGAGTTTAAAGACTGATAGAGGTTCGGGTGTTTGCGAATTGGCAGATCAGCATTTCCGATCTGATACAAATGCAACTTATGATCTAGGTAGCAGTAGTTATAGATGGAGAAACTTATATGTAAACGATTTACAATTATCTAATGAACACTCAGGCGGTAATTCAGTAGATGGGACTTGGGGCGATTGGACATTGCAAGAAGCTGAAGATACAATTTATATGTTGAACAACAGGAACGGTAAAAAGTATAAAATGAACTTAACGGAGGTTAGCTAATGGCAATTACAAAAACTTGGTCAATAACTGATTTAGAAAGAGAAATATCAGATAATTATATTTGTTGGGTGCATTGGTGTCTTAAAGGCACAGAAGGTGATAAAACTGTAGAAATTACAGGGCAAACAAAATTAGAAAGACCTGATACTTTAGTGGATTACGCAACACTAACTGAAGAAACAGTTTTAGGTTGGGTAAAAGCAAAAATAAATTCAGAAGCAGCAGCAGTTATAGATGAAGAAACAGGCAAGACTGCTATACAAAGAACAGAAGATAGAATAGATAAAAAGATGGCAGCACTTAACGCACCAGAAACCGCAACTGGTAAACCTTTTTAAGTACTGCTAGTATAAAAAGAAAAAACTATGCAAGCTATCACTGAAAAGCAAATCCTGGAGTGGAAGGAAGAACTTGATAAGCAAGTCAAGACAAAAGATCATGCTCAAAAAGTACTACAAGAAGCAGAACATAATATTAAGGTTTTGTCGGGCGGTATTCAGTTTGGGGAGTTGTTGTTGAAAAAGAACGAGTCATCAGACCAGCCAACAGGTACAGTGGAGCTAGGCCAACAATCAGAAAAAGCACCATTAAAGAAATAGGTGCTAAAGCTTTAATTAATGCTTCTTTAATCATGTTCCAAAAAATCGCTAATGTTCTGAGTATCATCTCATTTGTAATGGTAGCTTCCATGAGTGGTGGAACGTACTTTGCATACAAATATGTAACATCAGAACAATTCAAATCAAGAGTAATGAATGAGATTCTTGATAACGTATCTGGAATGATGCCTAAAGTATTAGATCAAGGATTACCAAAAGCAACAGGCCCATCAATGCCTATTCTTAAATGAACTGTTGGCACTGTAAAACCGAATTAATTTGGGGTGGAGATGCAGATATTGAAGAAGAAACACAGCCTGTACTATATCAAGAGTACTCAATGGTTACAAATCTCAGTTGTCCAAAATGCGACTCGTATGTAGAAGTATATTTAAGAAGAGATGCCTACGATTGAAATACCTAATGTAAGTATTCCTGAAATATACATTCCAGACGTTCCAGAAATTTATAGCCCTCATTATTTAACTATTACAAAACCACCAGATATTGATGTTCCTGGTTGTACTTATCAACATCGTGATATAAAAAATACTGGTAATCGTAATTTATTGCTGGAAGATCCCAATGGTGTATTTACAACGTGCGATTTTCCGTTTCCTGGTTTTATTCCTTTTGACTATACACCTGAGAATCTTGTCATTACAGAAGAAGCACCTATCAGTAATGAACCACCGCCCTTACCAGAAACGAAGCCACCCAAGATTCCTGATTTACCTCAACCTCCCCCACCAGATTTTCCTCCCTGTCCTGGCAAAAATGACCAAAGAGTAGGAGACTTTCGTAACGAAAAGAAACTGGAACGTGTCATCGGGCATGAAAGAGGGCAAGATGGGTCTGAATGTATAACTCTCTATGAAGCAGTTGAGTGGAAAGATCAGTACATACCTTCTGCCCCTCAGTTTGTTGGGGTATTTAGTCTGGCTTTGGTTGGTGCATCTGCTCCCCTTGTTTTACAGCTTGTACGACCAATAGTTAAACAAGTCGTGACAAAGTTGACCAAAAAGAAAAAAGATAAGTAGAATAGTACATAAGCAACCAGACCTGATAAAGAGTAGATTAAGTTCTACCACCTCACTGTCAGAGCGTCAGTTGCTTTTTTAGACAAGTGGATACCCGTAGCTTGTCTACTTTAATTCGTGAGTATGTGGGATAACTTGATTTGGTGGAATATTAACAACAATATCTTCACAAGTAATAGCACTAGGAGTATTAGGTTTGAAGGTAACTCCAGTTTTAGCCATTTTTGAGCACATTTCCAAACGATAAAGGCTAATTTCCATTTTAGTTTTCTTTATCAGTAATCTCTGAGCTTCAATATTTACTTGAGTTGCTTCATGGCAAAGTGCTGGTGATTTACCTAACGGAATATTAAACTGAGCAGATATTCCATAATTTAAGTTAAAATTATCTTTTTCAAATCTTGGTATTTCTGAGTAATATTTTATCTCTCCAGTATCCTCATCATAGATTGGCGTTCTAGTAATGTATTCTTTGGGTCGTGCGAAAGACCAACTATCAGTTACATAGGGTGTAATTGTCAGGCTAGGAGAAGCACAAACTATACCCTGACTCATTCTGAAACTTGGCATAGAGGAAGGGGTTATCATGGTGGCATTGTTATTGACGACACCTTGGGCATTACTGGAAGGGCTGGCCACGGTAGTCGAGGCTATGATTGGCTTTACAGGGATTATCAGTAAGGCTACTGCCCAAATGTAGTTGTAGTTTCTGTGGTTGTGCTTGTATTTATTTGGCGAGTTATAGTTGTGGTCGTATCCAGCCCTGGAGTAATGAGCGTTTCTTGTAGAGAGAAGGCTGCTCCATCGTTTGATATTGACCAACGAGGTATAGCTTCTAAGTTT